TATTTGCCATCTATCAATGTTAAAAAATTGTTTAATTCTTTCGTTAACATTTGACATAACTAATTGTTGGTCATAACCACCTCTTGTAGTTATATTACAATCAACACCAATGTTAATTACAAAAGCGTTTTTTATATTTACTGCGTCTGTTACGGTTCTAAATCTTGATAAATAAACTTTTAAATTTTCTTTTACTGCATCATTAACATTTTGTAAATGTTTGTTTGTGTCTAATCCTAAAATATATAAATTTAGTGCTAGTGGATTTGGTTGTGGTTCTTGTTCTTCGTTTTCAGATAATACATCATCTTGAACAATATAAGCTTTAGCTATATTTCCATATTTGTCAGGTAATGCATATGTTCTAACAATGTAATCATCTTTTGTGACAGCACGATTTTGTGCTTGGAAAAATGCTTTTATATTTTCTCTTAGTTCTTCCACACTTTCTGCACCCATACCACCACTTGACGCTTCAATATTGGAAGCTCTTACTGATGTTTTTACAAAACTCGTAGTTGAAGATACCAAATTTGTTTCATCAATTTCAAATGTAATACCGGTTATTTTATTAATTCTACCAGCCGCTACATTGTCTTGTGCTCCACCACCAAATTGATAAGTTATTGTTAATGTTGTATTGGAAGGTGCTTGTCCGTAAGTGTTTGTCTTTAAAAAATTACTTGGGTCAAATGATTCAAATAATTTTGTTGGATTACCAGGTAGGTTTGAACCTACATTATCTGGATTTGGAATTATTTCTTCATCAGCATTATCTGAAATACCAGCTCCAAATCTTAGTTCTGTTTTTGAATCTGGTCTTTTGTGAGCTACAAATCTTCTAGAAACTCTTTTTAATCTTAACATATAAGGAACTGAATCAGAATATGTTGAGTATAGTGGGTCATTATTTGAATTGTTTTCTACTTCGTCAAAAATAGTATCTTGTGCTAACGAATCAACTTCTGACCAAGTATTTCCGTCTGAATCAACACAACTTATAATTTCAATTACATTTGAATTAGATAATAAAAGTTTATCATATTTTTTTGCTCCACCAAATGTAAAATCTTCACTAGTTATATTACCACTTTGTGCTCTTACATTTTTTTTCAAAAACCAAAATGTTGGTGTATCTGTTTCAGAATCTCTTTCAAATATTTCCGCTTCTCTTTTTGACCTTTCTGATGTGTATCTCATATCACAATCTTCAATTGTTCTAAACACCACTCCGTCTGCTGTTTCTACTCTTGTTCCGGCTTTAATATTTAATGCATAATTATAATCTGGTGCTACATTATTACCGGTTCCTGTTGAAGGAACTAATTGGAATATTTCTAATGTTGTTGTTGAAGGTGCAGATAATCTTGGTTTATATCCAAATGATTGAGCCATTGAATATAAAGTTCTTAATTCTTCCGAATACCCTAATAAAGATTCTTTGAATTGTGAATCAACATAATATGACATAACATCACCTACATAAGATGCCATTTCAATAAACATCATACCAGGTGATGATTCGTTAAAATCTTGATATGTGTTTGGAAAATATTGTTTTGAAAACTCAATCAAATTATTTCTAAATTGAGAAAAGTCTTTGTTTAAATATCTTACTTCTTTGTTTTTGTTGTTAGCTGATGTTCCGTATGCCATTGTTTACTCCTAATATCCTCCACCACCAGAAGTGCTTGTTGATTCTGAATCTCCACTTAAATTTAAAGTAATACTTTCAAATCTGTCTGGTTCATAATTCAATGAAAAGTCAATGTCAACACTTGTTGTGTTTGGGTCTTCATCTGATTGAATTATATTTACACTAGCAATATTTATGTAAGGTAACCAAGTAGATATTGCTTCTTGTATTTCTTCTTGTATTCTTGATGATAAATCTTCTGTATATTGTTCAAATAATAATTCTCTTAAACGAGAGCCAAAGTTAGGTTGCATAACTCGTTCACCTTTAGCAGTTAATAAAAGGTTTTTTATATTAGAACCTGCTTGTTCCAATGTTGTTTGTGTTCTACCAAACAAACCTGATTTATCTCTGTTGAAAGGAAGTTTTAACCCTATAAAAATATCTGGGTTTAAATCGTTTTCTCTTGCACTTGCCATTATTTACCTTTTTTCTTATCAATAGCTTTCATTAAACCAGAATAATCTCTTGTCAGTGCGTTTGTTAAGTGCTCTGGTGCTGTGTCTGGTGTCATACCGGCACTTTGTAAAGTGCTTGCGGCCGCTACTTCTCGTTTAACTTCTTTATTCCCTAAACCACTGCCGTATCCTAACATTTCGGTCATACGACTTGAGTCAAAAGTTCCCCCGCCAAATGTTGGGTATTCTTCCATATCTTTTGGACTTTGTGCAGTTTCGTTTAGAATTTTGTTAAGTGTTGGGTTATCTGTGAACTTTTGTTGCTTAACTTTTTTCTTAATTACTGGTTTTGCTTTGGGAATATTTGTTTCATTAATAAGTATATCGGTTATCTGTTTTTTAACCTCTTGTTTGACAACTTCTTTTATCAATGATACTAATTTATTCGATTTCATTTTTACTCCTACTTTTTCTGTTCTATCGTTACGATATCTTTGTTTAAAAAATCTAATGTTACAAAACTTCTAAATACATCAGTTAGTTCAAGAGCTAATCTTGTTATTCTAACCGGGTCTGTTGGTGGTGTCGAAGCTAGTTCTGTTTGTAATCTATTAACTTTGTCTTGAAGTTTTGTAAATTCTTGTCCGTTCATTGTAAATGATGTGTTTCTAACAGCTTTAATTGTTTTTTCTACATTTTTTCTAGCATCTTTTACTGAATCAGTTAAGTTTTTAATCTGTTGAACTTGTCTATTATATTCTTCTATACCAATATTAGCAGTATCTTTTAAAACTTGAACTTGTGCGTTGATGACATCTGTTACTTCTTTAACTGCTTTTGTTTTTAATTCTTCTACAAATTGTTCTGTTTCACCAGTTATTACTTGTCCACCCGCGTTATGTTTGATTTCTGTGCTTCCACCAATCACTTCTGTTAAATCACCACTTTGTAATTTTAATGTATTTCTTGCATTTATTACAATGTCATCTGCATTTAAAACAATTTTAGCACCAGTTACAATAGTTGATGGAAAAGCTTTATTTGGATTATCAATATTAACAGTACCTCCGTCTTGTATAAATATAGAAGCTTTAGATTTATTGATATCATTTGAGTCATCTCCTGCAACTAATTTGATTGAAGAACCAACTTCATTTTGTTTACCTAATGTAATATGATTATTAAACCTACCTTCAATTACCACATCACCAGGTTCTGATTCAATAGGGTTTCCATATTGTGAGTCCGTTGTTATTTGTGGTCTTGCTGGTAAATTAACTTTTTGGTTTGATGATATTCCAGCTTGAATATTATTGTTTGGATTATTACTCCAATTTAATATGTTGGTATAATATGTTCTACCTAAAAAATTTGCACACACAACAACTTCTCCAATTACAGGATAGTTTTTAATATGTGAGTCCATTGGTAAAACATAACCATTACCACCATTATCAAGAACTGCTTGATTTGAATCATTGATAAATCTACCACGAACTGCTCCGTAATATTTTAAGTCAAGTGCTCCTTGTCCTTCAAATAATTTTTTATCCAACAAAACTTCTTGAACTTCAAATGGTTCTAATTCGTAAAAATCATATTGATTTTCGCGTATTAAAGATGTAACCTCACCTTTAATTTTATTAATAAGTGGGCCACCAATTCTTGTATTTGATTTGTTTTTAAAAACTCGGTATGGCATTTTATTGTTTTGCTTCTATATCTTTTCTGATTTTGTCAGATGTTTCTTGTAAATCTTTTGTATCGTGTTCTAAGATAGTATTCATTATTTCTTGTTTTTCTATTTCAGACAAACCAAACTCACTTTCAGATTCACCTTTATTTTCAGTAGAAATAATTTTCTGCACGATACTAGCTAGTTTTACTAGTAATTCATCATTACGAACATTGATTTCTAAATACTCTTTAATCATAGGAACTATTTGAACAGCTGTATCCCCGTCTTTAATCATAGAAGTGATATTTCTAGTTAAGACATCTAATTGTTTTCTGTTATAGTTTTGATTTTCGTAAATATCTTGAAACAATGACGACAATGATTTTCCTTTGAATATTTCATAATCGTTTGACATAATATAATCCTTTGGTAATAAATATAAAAAAAGGGGCAATTTCTTACCCCTTTTTTTAATTAAGTAATATGTAGGAAATATTACTTTATCTTCGCGTTCCTACTTACGAATCCAACCTTTATTGTTATTTTTTATATAACCCCATTAGTATCAATAGTGCTAGTAATCCGACAAATCCCTTGTCTCCAAACATTGCTATGATTGCGGTTATATTTCCAATAACATTTACACCAAAGAAGCCACTTCCGAAAATAATTTCGCAAATAACACCTATTGATATCAAGGATACAAGTAGTTGAACTAAATCATCTACATATCCTCTAACCATTACTATGATGTCTTTCATTGTTGTTTCCTCCGTATTGTGAACAAAATATCCTGCCTAAACAGGATAATCTTAAATAATTATCTATATTTATTAGTTATGGATAACAAAAGACCCTGTGGTCTTTGTGTCAATGAATCCATTTACTTGAAATTCTTTGTAAATGCCTTTCTGATACTTCTTCATTACATTAATAACTCTTGTAATGTGTTGTGTGTTTGATTGTG